CTTGTTCGCCATGGCTTAGCTCACCAGCGCCTGCGCGCAGTCGGAGTGACTGACGCCCGCGCCGAACAACTGCTCGGCACGGGAGCCGATGCGCGTGAGGCGCGCGATCAGATTGGTGCGCGTCGTGGACGGGTTCGGGAACAGCGCCTTGAGGATCGCCTGGATCTGTGCATCCGTGACGTCGACGGTCCCCGCCGAGACGAGCGTTTTGTAGATGTCTTTCGCGGTGGCAGACAATCCGTTGTACTCGGCGGCATCGGTTGCGGCGATGATCTCCCAGGTGCCGACGAGCCCGCGCGGAACATTGATCGTCGTGCGCGGCTCATTGAGCAGAGCCGCGAGCGCGCCGGTGCTGCCGCTGGCGACGTGCGGCGCGTAGCCGTAGGCGTTGGGATCAGTCGTGAGTTCGGTCTTGAGCGCCGAGAGTGTCAGGGCCACGCTACGCCTCCCCTCATTATATCTTTGCCTTCATCGCCGCAAGATCCGTAACGATCTCATCGCGAAGTTTTGTTTTCTTAGAAATCGTTTCATCTAGTTCTTTGTTCAAAACGTCGAATTTGTGCTGTAGTCTGACCTTTTTCTCGTAAAGATTCTTGACGAAATTTTGGTGCTCTACAGTGGCTCGATCAAGATTTTCTCTGAGAGAAGCAAGTCGAATCTTGATCTCCTCTTCCTCATTTGACAAAGTTTTGATCTTTGCCTTTCCCTTATCGACAAGCCCAGCTACGTGACTTTCAGCTTCTGCTAGAATCTTACTAGCTTTGTTGTTCGCAGACGCAGCAGAAGACTCAGCTAGAGCTATCAGATCAGCCGCCCTATCCCCCTCAACAAAAACAGACTCGAGTTCCTGTAGGGGCTTCAGAAGTGCTACAATTCGACGTGCATGGGCCTTAGCCGCCGAAAACTCTGCCATGTTAATCTCCTATGGAGTAGCCAACTAATGTAACTACTCCAGTAACTCCAACGGACCCGCTTGCCGCAAGAGACACACTAACATCCTCATTCGGATTTTGATTAATGAGACGAAGATCAATAGCTCCAGCTCCATGAATATACTTTCGTAATTTTACATCAGAACCAAAACTAACAGTTAGTAAACCACTGTTGGCTCTATTTGAGTAAGAAGCTTCGGCAGACACTACAACGTGTTTGGTGTCTGCGACACCTGAGTGTGTAGCTGTAGCTACGTCGTTATCGACAGCAGCGGAAACTTCTGCCCAAGACGAGACAACTTGGTCTACAGTGATACTCACCGATCAGGACCTCCATCGCCGTGATGGCGCTCGCCCCTGAGCGCATGGCGCGGCGACGCGGAGGAGCCAGCGGTCAATCATGGAAAGACCTCAGTCACAAGAAAAAAGACCATCGTGCCCTGGCTCAGGTTCGTCGCCGCGCCGTCCCCGAGGTTGCCCGTGCCGCTCGTGATCCGGTAGGTCACGGTTTGGCGCTTCCGCCGCCACCACCATGCCGGATACCGCGCGCCGATATCCCGGTACACTTCATTCATCAGCGCGGTGACCTTTGCCGTCTCCGTCGTGTTGGACGTGGGAATACGGAGCGCGTTGGCGCAGCGGGTGAGGAGGTCGCTGTGGGTGAGGGAGGCCATTAGTTGAAGAACTCGACAATCATCGCCGACTGCGTGATGTCGTCGTTGCTGACGCCTTCGCCCGTGACTTTGATGACCACGACGCTGGAGAGCGTCTCGCCAGGCGCCGTGACATTGGTCTCATGTATCACCGTCGTCCCGTACTGCACGAACCACTCGGACGCCGTTTGCGTCGCGGCGCCCGTCCGCAAAACCTCGGACACGAACCGCCATGAGCTTGCTTGGTTCGCTGTCGACGCGATGGAGCCGAGAACGGCCGCCCCGAAGTACAGCTTCAGCGTCTTGGCGTTCGCGTTGTTCGCCGTCGACCCCCAGGCTGTAACCCGCACGCCGCGCCCGTTCGCGTCCATTGCGTTCGCCGGCAGGGTATAGGACATGAGCGTGTCCTCACCAGCACCGACGTTGCCGACAGATGTGACATTCGCGTTGACCGCCCCACCGACACGAGTCGTTCCCGACGAGCTTGCCCCCGCGAGAACATTTATGGTGGCCGCGTTCAGCGTCCCCAGCGTCGTGCCATCCGTCGTAACCTTGAGGATACCGGCGGCGGAGCGGGAGAGGTAGGTGTCCGCGGTGGCATTCGCGTCGTTCGACGTGTTGGTCCACCGGAGCGCGTAGTCTTTGGCGAGGATGAGCGCCGACGAGGTGATTCGTGCGGAATGCGTGCCTTGACCCAGGTTGAAATTGATGAGTTCAGAACCGAACGACAACCCGGTGCCTATCTGACTGGCGCGCGCCAGACTCGGCGCCGTCGCCGTGCCGTCGGGGAGGAGAAGGGGACCGTTTGTGATCGTAAGTTCAGATAAAGTTGTTCCTTGAGTTAGAATGCCGCCCACCGTACCGAGGAATACAAGTATTAGTAAAGCAGTCGAAATGCGAGGATGTTTCATCGAACGACCCCCTCTGACACTAGTAGATTCATGCTTCCAGATGTACTAATACAGTTGACAGCTTGGGCAGAAAACTTATAATCTAACAACAAAGACCCACCACTAGCTCCGATCTTAACCCCCGCGTTCAAAACAGCATCAGCCCCAAACTTAATATAAATATCCTCCGTAGAGTCATTCTGCAAGATTAAGAAATTTCTGTCATTATTTGCGGCTACAACTACAGTAGTCGTAGCAGCGCAAGACACAGTAGTATGAGTGACGACGGCTCTCTGGGCTTCCGCAACCGAGATGGTCGAAAATAGAATTACTATGATCGCGACTAAAACTTTCATCTCAGTCTCCCCCAGAGAAAATCGGTTTGTCTACGGGACCTTTGTAATTACCCCCTGCGATAGCCCCAAACATACCTTTCTGCTTCGTAGAAAGTTGCTCACCACGAATACTCCCGTGACGAAGAATCTTCTTGGCTTTCTTCTTCGTCACGGGAGCCTTTCGTGGCATTTACTTCTTGCCACCCTTGGCCGAGTTCGGTCCAGTGATACGAACCTGTGAGCCTCGGCTGGACTCACCACCCGGCCCGCCAGTGTGAGCCTGAACATCGACTGAGGCGTTCTGGCTTTTCTCCTTCGGGATCGAAAGGCCTTTCCCGTCTGCCGTCGGCACGTTACCTCCCCCTTCGAGGGGCGTCGCCCCCCGCATTGCGATGAAGTCGAGAGTCGTCCGACTCCATCTCGTCCATGTCATCTTTCATAGAGCCGGAGCGCCCCATCGCTTTGATGATGCGCTTCTGCTCATCGCTTGCGTCGTGATACCGCTCGCCATCAGGCATTAGCCCCTCCCTAGGCGATCAGAGCGCCTGTGACTCCCTCGATGAATCCGTGAGTCTCTTCCATGTTGACTTCCATGCCAAGCTCCCCAAGGAACTCGTCCTTCGACGCATCCTCACCGGCCTCCTGCCGCCCCTTGATGAACATCGTGTCATCGACGTAACGCGAGCTTACGTTCTTAGGATCGATGACAAGGCAGTTCCTGCGCCACACAGTATGCTGCGAGAAGAGGGGGTGGTTCTTCATCATCAGAGATCCGAAGGCACTGACGTACTCCACGATCTTCATCCCGTAAGATTCGGTACGTGGAGTCATCTGAAGCGTGCCGTTGCGCTTTGCGAGCGTTGTGATGGCTCGAAGGAAGGTTGAGCCACAGAGAGCAAGCTTCTCGTTGCTACCGTAACGGAAGAGGTCTTCCATGAGGGCGTCGAGAGTGTCCTCATCCAGCGTCCCGTTGACGTTGAAGGAAGTCCCTGTGCCCGTCGAACCCCCCGCCGTGGTTCCCTTGTTCGTCGTGAGGAACGACAGAAGGCCCCCTGTCATTCGCTCTGGGAATCCGTTGTCGCCAGTACCCTCCACGGCCTCTCCCCAGATGAAAGCCTTTTCCATCTCGATGGAGTGAAGCGAGAGGGCTTCGCGACGAGCCTCACGGTAGGGACCTGTGTTGTCCCAACGCAACTTCGTACGTCTCGCGGTACGAGTGAGTGAGAGGCTTGTCCGGAAGATCTCGGTGTAGTTCGACTTCTTCGTAGGAGCGTAGGAACGGCTGGTCGGAGGCTTCGCGCCTTCCGGATTCACGTTACCGATGACGATCAGCCAATCTGCGGTGTTCCACGTAGCTGCGGCCACCGTTCCGTAGGAACGAGAAACCTCAACCTCGGTGTCGCTGGATGGATCGGCGACGACCTTGGCGATCTCGTTCAAGCGCTCGTTCAGGAGAATGGTGCCTTTGACACAGTCCTTGGCGCCGCTCGTCACGGTGATGGTCGTAGCGGCCGCCGCATGGGACCCATTGACTTGAAAGCGTTGGGTTGGGAGTCGCTTTTCCCACCAGTTGTACTCAGGATCGGTCGTGATCTCTGACTTCAGCATGGAGAGGACCGCAGTCAGAGGAGCTTCACCGTTTGGGAAGAGAAGCAAAATTGCTTCTCTCCAATTCTTCGGACGCTCGTCCGACGAGAAGTTACCGGAACCTCGCATTCCAAGTACAGCAGCCATCTAACCCTCCTACTCCCCCGAGAGATGGGAGTCGATTGTATCGTCGAAGTCCTTATGCTGCCCTGAGGCTGGGCGACTTGTTGAACGCCCACCTCCGGTAGAGACAGCTCTGGACCTACCACGGGCCATTGGAGTCACAGTGCCAGGCTTTGAGGCAGGCTCTTTCACCTGTCCCATGTAATCCTCGTAACTGATGCCTCTGAGAGACGAGATGCGACGTCGAGTACGCTCTGCTAGACGATCACGATACTCCTCACGCGAACGAGCTCGTGCGATACGACCTTCACGAATCTCAGCCCCAATCTGACGCTCGACTACGTCGAGGAGGTCCTCCATGCCCTTCAAATCCCCGTAAGAGGAAAAGAAGTCTTCGACTTCTTGGGCTGAGGTGTCGCGCTCTGAGATGTGCTCCGTGATCGCTTTCTGGACGAACGGAGGCATCAGATCCCCAACGACTGTTGTCACCAAGGCGTTGGCGAGGATATTGAGACCGTCCGTGGCATCAGGTGACAGTCCCGCCTTCTCCACCATGTCTGGTGTGAGCTTGACGGGCCAGAGCGAACGGTCCTTTGGCAGCCTGACACCGGGGATGACTTCCTCCAACTCGGAGGGCTCCGGTGTTCGCGACCGCGCCGGTTTACGATACCCCTCGAGCTCCCTCTCTAGGGAGTCGATGCGGGCGAGAGCTTGCTGCACATTTGGGTCGAGAGCCTGACGATCGACAGGTTCCTTGCTAGGAGGCTCTGTCGTAGGCTCGTCTGTAACTACAGTAGGCTCTTCGTGACGAGCTACAGGCTCCTCAGGCTCTTTCTTTTCCGAAATACCAGTTTCGAAATCCTCACCGCTACGCATCATCTCTTGAAATGCGTCCTCGGTGACTTCAATCACACCAGAGGTACGGTCCTTCGGCGGTAGGCCCGTCTTGTCAGCCATGATGCTCCCTCCGCTCACTATGCTCGTCTTCGACGAGTTCACGAGCTCTGTCGTTTAGAAACAGTAGAAAGTTTAGCTCAGCGATCTGACCACGAAGGCGATCTTCCTCTCGTTGTTCCTGCTTCCCATCACAGAGAAGAGTAACGAACATCATGCGACGCTCCTGGATGGCCTTAACGATAGCTTGCCACCAAGGCTGAGCATGGGCGTCTCGCGCGAGTCGATCAAAGCGATCGAGCTGAGCGACATCGACTCGAAACTTACTCTTGAGTTCTTGTTCGTCCAGATCCATTGAAGGCTCCGGCGGGGGTCAGTCCTTCGCGATCCTCACGAACGCCCCTGTTTGGTCGGCCCATTGGTTGAACGCTACCACGAGCCAACATGTTTTGAAGCTGATCACTAGTAACAAGACTTGCGTCAGCACGAACCGCTTGATTCATGAATTCATCGATGTTATGATAACCAGACTGACGCATCATCTCACGAAAGATTCCAACCGGGTCGAAGAACATCGGTAAAATGGGGGAGCGAGACACAGTATCGAAAGCTTTCTGCAGAAGCTCCGCAGCTTTGACACGGTCTTGGGGAAGAACCCCCTCCTCCGCGGGGTAAGAGAAGACACCAGAGATATGATCACGACGAACTTTAAGAAAGCCCTCAACGATTTCCTCAGGAGCAACGCCAAGGTCGGCGGCCGTCTGACCACCGATCTCCATGAATTGTTCCATCGACATGTTTTCTTGGCGAAGAACAGCCATTTGCTCTGTTAGAGGGGCTACGCCTTCACTAGAAAAAAGATCAGCGATGGTCTTCATGCGAGAGGCACCCATCTTGAAGACACCGCCAAGCTCGAAAGCTGTTCGACGTGACGCTGTTATGTTGCCAAACATAGCGTCGGATGCGCCTGTAATACGCATCCAAAGGTCGAGGATCATCTTGGAATCTTCAACATGACCGCGAGTGACATCCACAACGCCAAGTTGTTTCAAAGCGAGGGAGGGATCAGTTCCGTAAGCAAGAGGAAGAAGTCTAATGACTTTGCCTGCTCGAGGATCAAGAAGATCACGAATATCGATACGAGAGGGGTCAACCAACATCATGTCGTTAACAGCTTTGCGAACGTTAGCCATGTGACTGTTGAACAAGAAGGAGATATGACGTGCAAGAGGAGAGGTGATCTCCATGATACCTTGGGACATGAAACCGAGAACATCTGGATAGACTTCCACGATCTCGTAGGGGAATCGTATGAATGGGGAAGGCTCGGCACGGACTATGATCTGCCCATCAATGAGATTAAATACCCACTTCTCTGGACGATCCTCATCACCTAACCCAAACTCTTCGGGAATGATGTCAATGTAAATCTCTTCGTTTACATGCATCTTAGCTTTGCGGGCGTCGCGAAGATCAGTCGTAAAGAACTCGGGGCGTATCCGAGAGCGCTGATTGTCAGAAGACGCAAACTCAGCATCGCGCATAGACCCCGCCGGTGCAGCACGAACTAGCGATGTGTTAAAGAAGAGACCATCAAGTTCCAGCTTCTTCAAATCGTGATAATGAATGAGATCACGTTTACCACAAAACTCACCTTCATGGAAGTTTGACAGAGTCACACGAGGGTCCGGAAACCAACGGCGATTGTCAGCAATGCGCCAACGATTACCTTCAAAAGTTGTGAAGTAGTCTTTACGAAGTTCCATAGTTCCTGGGACAAGAATCTGTTGTCCATCAAGCTCCAAGAAACTAGGAGCTCCTGGTTTCACTACGTTCTTGAGAACTGTACGAGTGCCCCATGTGTTCTCGATGATTCCATAGGAGTAACGAAAGGCGTTCAGAAACCATTGGTAAAGAGTAAAGTAACCTCGATTGCCACGATAGTCATAGTCAAGAGCAACTTCCATGACACGGGATTTTTTCTTTGTCGCAGGGTCAGTTCCCCTAACACGCAAAACGGGTTTGAGGGCTGTGAAAACTTCCATCATGAAAGTGAGCATAGTCTGTGCAGTCGCAAACTGGATAGGAACAATGATTTTCTGAACATCATTTTTGCGAAGGCTTTCTCGGTCTTCGTCGTCGACGGGACGATAGGCTCGATACTCCTCTTCAAGACGATCCCAGGTCTTGTAAGCTTGAGAAATGACACGCTGAGACATATCTAGACGATCACGAAGAAGGCGAGTTAGCTTAATAGCTTTCGCTTCTGTGTAGCGTAAGTCTGGACGAATGACGTCTGGCATCTAGTCGTCGCTCACAGTATCTTCGAGGTCTTTGTTACCTTTAGACACACGAACAGAACTCATGGCCACATCGACAGAGGATTCGTACTTGTCTTTACGAAGACCCGTGACGGAGCCATCGATAACAATACGAACCTTGTCTTTTAGATTGAGAGAATCAACACCAGTGATCTTGAGGGGCATGGAGTGTTCACCACCCCAAGATAGATGAACAGATGGCTTTGACTTCTCCATCATAGGGGCTTCGTGTTTCATCAAATAACTCCGGAGGGGGGCAGAGACCGCCCCTCGAATGGAATAGTCATTACTGAAGCCTCAAGTTTTGAGCAAGCATACTCAACTGCGTTCGCGATGTGAGAAAACTTATTCTTAAGAGGAGTTGGCTTGTAGTCACCACCAACTCCCATCGCAGCCTTCGGATAGCAGTATCCACCACCCATCGCTTCGCGAATAACAGAGCATCGCTCGTGAACACGCCAACGAGAGATGATCTTGTCTTCCTGGGTAGAGCGATAATGCTGAGCCATCAAGTCATTAACTGCTTTACGGCGATCAGCAAAGCTGACTGCCCCAGGTAGAGGTGGCATCCCATGTTTGCGCATCTCGTCTGCGAAGCAGGATCTTGTTCGGTTGTCTTGAGTAAAGACTGAGGGGTCAGCGACATGAAGAGAGAATCCACCACTTATCTTGAACCACTCAAGAGCTAAACGGGCTCTAACCACCTCGATGAAATCGACACCATCACCATCATCAACGAAGTACTCGTCGATGAAGGTAATGGCGCGGTACTGAGGGAAAGCAAGACCAAGAGCCCAGGCAAGATTCACATCGTTAGGGCCCGCATCCCATCCAGAGATTAAACGACAACGACCCTTGGCAAAAATTGCCCCACGAGCCATATGAATGTCTTCGTCATAGTCATCGTACACAGGCTTCCCATCGTAAACAACCCATTTCTTTCCGTACTCTCGTTCGAATTCTGCTTTGGGAATGCCTTGGCGAGCTTGAAGAAGCCACTCAGAAGATCGCTTTCCAGGGTGAGCTACGTTCTCAAGGTCTACTATCTTAAAACCATTTTTAGGGTTGCGCCAAGCGGTCACACCCTGCATGACCTCAGTCTTAGAGACTGTGATCAGAAGATCACCTACTAACTGTTCAGCGGCTGAACGCCCCGTGGCTACCTCTGTCACGCTACTGCCTCATCGATAGTATCTTCAACGATGTCTCGAAAGAACCCCGGCCATCGCGTGGAGACTAGACAAACCTTGCCCCCACCCTCTAGGGTGGGCTTCAAGCCAGAGAAAGTTTGACGACAGTGAGGCCAGAAAGCCATCTCATCACAAAAGACACGAGAGCAGGTATATTGACGAAGCTGATCAGGCCCCTGAGCCACACCCTTAATCTCACTGTCAATTTCTTCTGACTTGAAAGAAGTGTACTTGTAAGCAAATGAGGGCTTCATAGGGAGGAACTTCTCAGGAATGTTATCATAGATAAATTTACAGCGCCGAACAAGCTCATCTGAGTCTTCCTCTTTCTTAGAAACGAGGGCGTTAAAGCGCCCCTCGAAAAACATAGCATCCCAAAGGAGAATCCCACAGCCAGTCCATGTGATAATAAGACGCCTGTTCTTCACAAGACCAAGAAGGGCCTCTTCTATCATCGTAGGAATGAGCCATTGAAGATAGGGATAGTGTACAGGATATTTCTTAACCGGCTGAGCACGATCGGCTTGGTCAAGGGTATAAACACAGTCTCCAAAGAACTTCACAGGCTGACTTCTGTACAAGGCGAGTTGTTGAACTTCGTAGGGGATCTTTGGGATCATGTTTTGACCCAGGAGCTTTGATACACTTGGCAGAAAGGAGTACCTACACCTTCTGCGTCCCAAGCCTTGCGACCGAACTTTGAGACAGCACGCTCACGCCACCATGCCATTGGACTGAAACGTCCAAATGGGCTCATTGTTTTGATACGCTCACCAAACCAATGATTTGCCTCTTCAAAGAGAATCGGGACACCAAAGAGTGTTTGATGAGTTCTAAAATGAATGTCATGTTCATAACACGCATCAACATAGAAATCAGGAACCATGGTACACCCATCAGAGTTAAGTTCATCAGCACGCTTCCTGATTAGCTCTCTATAGATGGGAGTCCACGTAGGAAGCTGTATCACTTAATCATACCATGTTGTATCGCCATCTTCCCACCCTTAAAGATCACAGTGGAGCCTGGTTCATTAGTACGACAATATGTGGCATTGCCGTAGAGCATGGCGCTCAAATGCACACAAGCTGATGCCTTGTCCTGAGCCATTTGTTTGATGATTTGATCGGCACCAGCACATTCGGAAAGAAGTAGGATGAAAGCAAGAGCAAGTCTCATGCTAGCTCCTCTTCGATGGGAGTCGGAGCCATGACATCGATGACTTGTACAACCTTTGCCTCTTTCAAAGCATCCGCGACATCATCGAGTCTTCGTAGAACATCGCGAATGCTCCCACCACGCTCATCCTCATCACCTTTGTCAAAGATGATTCGATCCATAGCGTGGGCTGCGATCTTTGATCGAAGTTTCACATCCATCTTAGGATCACGCATAAGGTTGCGCTGAAGGACAAAGGCTTCACGACCAAAGCCGTTCAGCTCCGCAACCATCCGTGCCTTTAACGGAACGTTAGTGAGCTTCTCCTCCGCCGCATCACGTAGGCGAGCAAGCTCAGCTAGTGCCAAGGGGGAACGGAGGACGCACCCCACCGCAGCGGGAGACATGCCTACGGTCGACCCGATCATCTTGTGGGTGAGGCCCTGGAAAGCCAGACGAATGACCTCATGATGTCGAGTCCGAAGTGTCTTGATCTCATGATGCGACGCACCCGCCATAGCATAGCTAGTATGACACAGGTGTGTGGAAAAAGCAATAACAAAATTTGGCAGTAGCTACGGGGAGTTACATATAGTGTCACGCCCTACGACAAGGGCGCCGCCCTACGAGTAGAGTGACAGAACGCCCCCCACCGTGTCGTTAACAAGAGACGACACACTACTAGAACGAAAAATCGTAAAAAATTTGGAGAAATGGGGGGCCTACCTAGGGATACCCCTACCCCTAGTGGTCGTTCACACAAACTACACCATAGGTAGGGGTATAATGTCATGACAATAAGACTGGGGCGTCAGCGCCTCACTCGACCCCTAGCCGTAGTAGTGGGGCATGAGGGCCATACTAGCGGTAGTAGTCGGGGCGATAGTGCCCCATTGTAAGGATGTCATGACATACTTGGGGTAGTAGGGCGCAGGGCAAAGTCTACCATATGTGGTATGGTACACGACGGCATGGTGCCTGCATCTGTAAAGGGCAGGCAAGCGGGGCAGCGCACCCCGCGAGCTAGGCTGGGGGCAGCGCACTTCCAGCCTTGACAATTGGGCCTGGGGTATGGTACACTGCCCCTAGTGGCCTAAGTGGTAAAACCCTAACCGTATCGGAGGAGTCATGGCAGAGAAGACGTTGAAAGACCTAGGCAACGGATTCATCGAAGTCGTCACGTCGGTCAAGGATGGCGAGAAGACGGTCCCCTTGAAGTACCAGGTCCCCAAAGGGTACAAGGAGCTGTTCGCGTGGGCAGTGTCGTTGCCTGCCACGAACGAGGCGGCAGGCAAGACTGACGGGAAACAGAATCCCTCTCAGGAGTGGATCTACGATCGCTACTGCTACGCGGCCGATCTGAAGGAGCGAGCGAACGTGCGGGAGTCTGTGGCCGCGGAGTCGACGACGGTCATGGTGGGCGGCAAGCCATTCGACCTACTGTCCCTCAGCGACCTCAAGGCCGTTCAGGCCGTCAATGCCAACTTCCTGTGGTCGGCAACGACGGGCAAAGAGACCGCCAAGGCGGCAATCGTGGCGCGGCGCAAGCTGATCGAGGCAGGGCGCGCCGTGGAAGGGGATGGCGGGATGCTCAAGGTGGCGAAGAAGTAGCCACGCCCACCGAGCAAGAGAGCCCCAGGGGACCGCAAACCCTGGGGTTTTTCTTTTTTCTATAGCTCTAAAAGGGATAACGTCAAGCTGTCAAGACAACTTCTCGAGTTGTCTTTACAACTGTTCAGCAGGTGAACACCCGCCACGCTCTCTAAGATGTCACTCTATGAAAAATGGCGAAAGGCCCTGGGCCGAATGGCACAAATGGTTGAAGTGATAAAGATGGCATATAGCAAAAAAGCTTAATGAAAACGCGCACTTACCATTAGGTTTGTCAAACGGCTAGCGGGCAGAAACTGTATTATCTAGTTGTGTGTGTGTAGTGTGTGTGTGGGTGTCGTCAGGAGAGACCCGACACCTTCCCGCTTTCGCCCGCCCGCCGCGTTCGCGCCCTAACGCTAAATACGCGGTTTTAAAGGGGTAAATGCCCCTTGCAAAGCTTAAGAGCTTATGCTAGAATGGGATTCGTGGGGCGTTACGTAAATCCTTGGCAGCGCGCTCGCGACTTTGTCGCACTCCTCCTTGCAAGGGACGGGTCTCTCTGCGGCATCTGTAGTAAAGAGCTTGGAGACGACATTGAGATAGATCACATTAAACCTTTTGCGGTGGGGGGCTCTGACAATATTGAAAACCTTCAACTCGCCCACTTTAAGTGTAACAAAGCAAAAGGCGCAACAGTTACTAAGTCTGCAAAGTGTACTAGATGTGGTGGGCGCTTGAACACCTTAGTGGGAGTCTTATGTAGAAAGTGTAGAGACTATGCACGGCATCCATGGTCCAACTATCGTCTCTAGCTCAGAGCAGGGTCAGGCAAGGCCCCGAGGCAAGGCACCACCCCTCGCCCTGTCATGACAATATCGGTGGGGCACTACATGCAGGTGGTTTGTCGTTTTTCTTACTATGGGTAGTGATGAGGCTACCACTATGGGTAGTGGTAGTAAGTGATTAGTACCACTACATCTTGTGGTTGACATAGGCGGGGGCGTGTGGTACGCTGATAGAATGATAGAAAAAGTCGGAAAGGGGAAGAGGGAATGAAAATAGCTTGTTCCTGCGACTCCGCAAAGCATTTTGACTCCCCAGCCGAGTGGGCTCAGCACTATAATTTAAACAAACCCTCTGACACTCACGGTCGCATGGTCTACGCTAGGAATCACACATCCATAATAGTACCTCTGTCAAACCCTGTCGCTCCCAGCGTTCAGCGGGTGAACACTCTTGACCCTCTCCAGCGAATTCGTGAAATCTCCCGTCGTGTGGAAGCCATGTACGGGCAGATTTTAGAGCTTGAGGAAGAGCGAATCAAACTCATGAGAACCCTGGAGCCTATCGCACCTAAGGCTCCCATCGAGTGGATGCGTGGCGATGGTGGGACATGTAAAGAGTGTGGTCGCAAGACCACATGGAAGCTTCGTGGCGCCTACCATTGTCACGGAGAGTGCTCTCGGCGTCAGCCAGGCGAAGTCGTAGCCTCAGAGCTAGAGGCGGAGCTTCGTAAGATCATGGAGGGCTAGTCATGCGTATGGCCAAAGAAAGCCCACCTTGCGACTACTGCGACAGCGAACCCTGTTCCTGTCTCTTCTGTGAGTATTGTGGATGGGATGGTTTCAGTTCTCAGGGACGTTGGATAGATGCCTCTGAGAGAGACTTTGTCATGTCAGATGGCGACCGAATCTGTCGTACGTGCGCAGGACTAGAGTGAACTCTTATCGCGTCGTCTGTCTACTTCACCCCGGTGACTCTCACGAGCCCCATGTGCTCATCTCTTTTCAGTGTATTGACAACGATGCCGCTTTGGTAAAAGCCCGCGAGTATCTCGGCTCTTCAAGTCATGTTCTCATAGAGACTCGAGAAGGCCCTGACGAACCCTGGTATCCATGTCACGAAATCTATCAGACTACCCGAACCTTCATACCTCCACCGAAAAAGAAAGCTGTAGAACCACCTCCACCTCCACCGACTCCCACCTATCAGAAAGTACAGCGTTCTGTCAAACCTCCGGTGGGGACTATACCTCTCCCCGAGGGTAAGGTACTCGCAACTCAGTGCCCCACATTTCTTGAGATAGGATCTTGCTCCGAGCACAAGGCTCATGTTCTTGAATTCCAAGAGGGAGCTGTCTACGAGATGTATGGGATGGATAACGTCCTCTTGGGCGATGAGATGGGCCTTGGCAAGACCATCGAGGGAATTCTACTCGCAAACCTTATGGACCTTTGGAAGAATGGTCGAGTTCTCGTCGTTTGTCCCAACTCTTTACGTCTCAATTGGCTTCGTGAAATTAAAGAGTGGGCCGTCGGTATTCCAGAAGACATCGATCAAAACGATGTCTTCTGTATTACTCAGCTTTGGATTCCTGGCATCTCTACCTTCACTATAGCCTCATACGAGGGGGTTCGTAAGTGGGGACCTCTTCTGCAAAACGAACCCTGGGATCTTCTCATAGTCGACGAGGCTCACTATTGCAAGACACCATCGGCTCAGCGTACTCAGGCAACATTCGGGCTTAACGCCAAGAAAATCGTCTTTGCGACAGGCACTCCCATCCTTAATTTCCCATTTGAACTTTACCCACTTGTGAATCGACTCGACTCAGAAGTATGGGACAACTTTCCATACTATGAGAATCGTTATTGTTACGGTGAAGATAAGAAGTATGGCCGCAATCTCGACGAGCTTCAAGCGAAGCTTCGTGGAGAGTGGTCATACCCTAAGTGGTACGAAGGACGCAAAGGGCACTGGTCGGCGCCTCATCGAGGGGCGTTCGAAATGGACGAAGTCCCCAAGCTCATGATTCGACGTCTCAAACAAGACGTACTCGACATGCTCCCCGCGAAGCGGCGTCAAGTTATCGAGATCCCCGCTGAGGGGAAGCTAGCCGAGTTGGTCAAGATGGAGCAGGTGTTGTATGCGGGGGCCGAAGGAAAAGGGGCTTACACGGAGATTCTTCAAGCTCTCGACATCCTTAAAGACGGTGGAGAGAGTGATGAGTCATTCGCTGAAGTTCTCATGGCCCTTACAGTGGGGCGAGCCTACCTTTTCCAAGAGATTTCCCGTATTCGCCACCAGCTAGCTCTAGCCAAGGTGCCCACCGTCATAGAGCATCTAGAGAATGTTCTTGAGAACAAAGATAAGGTGGTAGTGTTCTGTCATCACAAAGACGTGGCTAGGGCTCTGGTAGCTGGTGGTAACACGATCCTTTCAAAGCTCAACGGTGGGGTAGGCTATACCGTCATCGACACAGGTAACGAGAATCCCCAGGAACGAGAGGATGCTGTACAGAAGTTTCAGAAGGATGACAACTGTCGAGTATTCGTAGGTACGATGAAAGTGGCAGGAATGGGGATTACCCTTACTGCGTCTCATCACATGATTTTTGCCGAGATGGACTGGACACCCTCTGTGCTCACACAAGCGGAGGACCGTTGTCACCGTATTGGTCAAGAGTACTCCCTTCTGGTGCAACATCTCGTTGTCGACGGTAGCATGGATGCATTCATGAGCCATAAAATCATCAGGAAGCAAAAGAGCATCTCTAAGGCGTTGAACAAGACAAGAGTTAAGGGAGACTGGAAATGAACGTCAAAGAAAGTAAGATTATTGAGCTCAGAATCTCCACAAAAGAGCTGCTCGAAATGCTCGGCTACTGGACGGGAGTCGAGAAGATCACCTTCGCTGACACCTATAACTACCCCGAAGTCGGCCTAGAGAAAGGAATAGTCATAAGGATCTCGACGTGAAAATCACTTTCCGGGTCCTCGATGGCGACAACGAGCTCGTCTCTCAGATAGAGACCGAGCTATCTCGTACCTATCTACTCTCTGTCGCCTTCGATGCTATCGATGAGGGAAAACCCACCGAGGGTCCGGAGTGGTTTAACTATGTTCGTGAAGCAGTCGTAGTAGACCACATTCTCGATTGCAAAGTTTATTTGGGTCACTTTACGTGGACTGAGACGGAACGAGAACTTTTGAATAATCACAGCCCTGTTAACGGTGGGGCGCCGTCATGGCTTCAACAAGCTCTAGAAGAAGATCCTCTGACAGAAGCGGAGCTCGCCGAAGTCGATCGTGTCATTCAACTCATTAGTAGTTATCAAGGTGAAGTATGAATGACGATCTGGTCCCTATCACCATCTACTGCTACGATCGTAAGTTTCATGGACCCTCCGGCCTCATGATCGAAGTCGTCTACGTCGAGAAGAACACCGAGGAGACATGGATCGATAGAATCAATAATGGAGAAGGTTTGAAAACTGATGCTTGTCCTGTTCACGGTTTTGAATTCATCACAGCAAGACCTGGAGATGGCTGGACAGAAGAGAACAAAGCTCTAGGAGAATACCTGTGAGGCACACAACCATCAAATTTCAACGAGTCGTAGACCCCACTACTCTTTGGCTCACAGATGATAAGGGGGATATCAGAGAGTACAAACGTCTGGATAGAGGTAATCTTGCCCCCAATGTAACCTACACCCTTCTAGTAAGAGACGAGGATTCTATTTGCCAAATCGTTGGGATTCATCAGAAGGCGATCGATAGTCTCGCGACCAACGAGGCCGCGAGGAAAGTCGTCGCCGACCTACAGAAAATAAAGATCGCGGTGGGGCCGGTCATAGGTCGTATCAAGAAGCACTGGCCCGAATCATCAAAGTGGTATCAGCAAGCAATAGATATCTACGAGAGAGCTAAGGCGTTACAAGACGAAATAGGGAGACTACGATGATAATTGAGGATCTAAACTCCAGAGTCTTAGACTTGCATCGCTATGCTTATCCAAGTGAAATAGAGGAGATCGATTTTCCAAAGGTGTTTCATGCCGACTACCTTCTGGTTCGTATGCTAGGAACACAAGAACATTTCTATATTGTCGAAATAGGAGAGATAGCTCCTCTTATCTGTCACGGGTGGCTAGCATGACCTTCACGATAACTCCGGGGGTTTCTCGCCTCTTCGCTGTTCGTGAAGACACTGTCATTCGTTCTCATCACGACACTGAGCTAGACGCTCAGTTAGCCATACAATCATATGAGAATGAGGATAGATTTCGTGACCTAGTTTGGTCAAAACTCGCAGAGCTCTATAATGAAGGTCATCGATGGCCTTTAGCTTCTAGTACCATGCTGGCAGTATTCCAAAATACTATGGAGGAACTAAGAGATGCGTTGGCTCGACAGCTCGGAAGTTAATTCTATCGTGAAGGAGGTTATTAGAGCGATAGCATATCTGATCATGTTCAGTGTCCTAGCAGCGAACATCATCCTACTAGGAGGTTAAGATGTTTTACCGCGTGGGCGGAGACCTGTTTCACGATGTATGTCTGACCGAGGCTCTCAAGGAAGGTGCCGTCGAAGTCGATCAGAGCAACATCGAGCCGGACGACATCTGTGGGGCCTGCGACGAGTTCTTGGTGGATTCGGCGGGCGAGATGCCGGGAGTCGAGGACAGCGAGAAAGAGGAAGAGGAAGAGGAAGAAGCCAACCCCACCGTCGCAGAGGCGGGGGAGGGAGACCTTCTCGGATAGATGTTACAGGAGGATAGACGCGGCAAAGTGGAAGCTGAGGTCAATTGTGTGAACGATCCTAGGTCGAACACGCAAGAGGCA